GACGGGGTGTGTTATTCCCCGAACACCGTAAACCAACCCGATTTCCATCCGCTCACCCCCCTCGTGGGGGCATAAGCGTGGGATCGGCCCTTCATGGAGCTATAGGACAGAGAAACCGCCCCAAGCAACACAGTTGCGAGTAAGTCATTTGAGTCGAAGTGACACACATCCACCCTTCGGGGCAGATGCCTTAGGCCCTTGCATGTCTTGATAGAGTCCCGCAAGCGGAACCTACCTCGATGTGCAAGAACGTGCAATACCGAGTCACCAAGCTCCTCCGGACCACCGAAACGGTGCGCAAGAGGAACCTGACGAGCACACCAGACGGCGAACCGCCTGAATGCTCTAAGGTGGCCAGCCCTACGCAATACACCATTGCTAAGGCTGTACCAATCTAAAGGCTCAGTAGGCCACTGTTCAACGAAGTGCGGCCTTACGGCCACGCCTGCGAAGAAATCTTCACCGCAGGATTCGCGGAACACACCTTCATGATGACTCTTTTGGTAATTCGGCTTGTGGCCAAACCACTTAAGAGCTGCCATAACATCAAGTGCCTTCTCTTGAGGGCATATGATGTCATCTCCAAAAACTGAGATGATGGCATCTTCGCCGCATACCTCTCGCGTAATTGCGTAGAAGAGTATGGTTTGAAGTGGAAACGTAAAACCGTTTCCCATGGAGGAGAACTTCTCCAACAACACCCACTTGCCTTCTACTTCCATCCACCTACACCTCAGTGTCTCAAGTAGTTCGAGCCACAGGGGAGACTTTTGGAGCAAAAAGCGGACTGCTTCAGCAGCCCATAGGTCGGAGGCCATCGATTCGTCTAGCGTCGCTAACCCTAGGGTCAGCGCATGTTTAGCTAAATGTCGATGCCACAACTGTGTGTCAGACTTTCGGATGCCCAGTGCCCCTAGCCGGTGCCATAGTTCAGTCTCAACCCCTAGTTGAAAATAGAGATTGAGGCCTGGTTCCATGGCAATAGCACGCTCAGTTAGAGCGTTTTTGGGAATACTGAACCATCGTGAGCCTCTTACGGTGCCTAGTGAACGATCATCCCCGAATTTCCAGGGTGATGTGATCCGGTCTTGAAATACCGGATAGTTCACGAGGGTCTTTGCATCGGGAGTTCCCGCGATGCAGCTTGATTTGTCTACGGCGGTCAAAGACCGGATAGCCTCACCAAGACTAGAGGCAGCTTCACAAGTCGAGCCTGGTCCGTATCTCCCTTGAATACTGAGAGGTAACTTACCCAAGATAGAACTAACTCTTCTTTGCACCCTATCGCAAAATGCGACCAAGCGCCAATCTTCGTCGGGGAAGTAACCGAGCCGAAAATTGGAGAATCGTCTATTGGTATGGCAGCATAAAGTCTCGCTTTCATACCATTTCGACAGTGCAGCACTCTTACGATCGATCCCAGACTCCAACGACTCATTTTTGGTAAATAGAGCCGCAAGGCTCGCATCACCAAGATAAGTTTGCGGGTCCGAGTATTCGGAAGGATTTACCTTTAATTTCGCAAGAGTCACCCACTGCTTGCTTTTCAGCAAGGATGCCACTCTCGTGGCAAAGGGTGTACCTACGTCTTCGCATAGTAGCGTAAGACGAGTTTCGAGGTTCATAAGGAATTCCTCTTACTCAAGGATTGGGAACCACTAAAACAGGTAGATGGCAGACACATCAGGAACTGCGAGAAGCAGTCCCACGACGGTGCCCACCAGGGCAACCCATTTTGTGGAAGACAACGACGCGATACGGGACATCTCCGTGAGGAGACGTCTAACCGCGGGGCGCATACCCTTCTTTGAAGGCTGCTACCATCGTTGTCGAGTCGAACAGGTTAATACTCTGTGCGACCGCCTCATCCACATTCGCTTGTGCGTCCGTGAAAGTCAGCGTCCCAATCAGTCGCATGCTATGCGTGCCGACCTGAGTTTTGACGCCCCCGATTTCTTGTACGATCGGGAAAACGACCAAAGCCTCTTGGGTTCTACGTCCATTCGTCCCATTCTTTGCGGACGTTCTCATGAACGGTCGGAGAGCAGCCGGGAGGCTGCCATCCTCGTGCCGCCAAAGAGCGGGCACACCCTCACCCGAAGACCCAGCAAGGGCCGTAAAGGTGATGTCGGTTGAGTTATCGGCCTTCTTGACCGTGATGTTTGCCATTGTAGGCATGTGAGCACCCTGGGGGTTTTACTCACCGAGAGGTGAGTAGGTTCACGATCAGCGAAATGCTGGTCGTGGCACGCTGCCAAGAAAGTTTCCCTGGCATCGTGACTGTCAGCTTCGGGAGTGTCAAGCCCAGCCGCCGATTCACGGCAACACCGAAGTGTTCCGTGTACGTGGCCGAGTGTGACATTTTGGAGTAGTAGTATCGCTTCCCCGACACTCGCGTGAAACACGTAGTGTACTGGTTTGAGACATCATAACCAGCGAAGTCGGTCCAAGAGTTAAGGACCTGCTTCCAGTTGACGAACCACCCCAAGAACCATGTCCAAGGGAGGAGCTCCCCCGCCATTACTAGCGGATTAAGCAGCCCGAGGGATTGGGCTAAAGCTAGATTAGGACTTCTGCACACAAGGGTAACCCCCATGCGCAGCGCTGCTTCGACCATTAATGTTTCATCAATGGTCTGGTAGAGGGTGTCCGAGTAATATCGGTACGGGCCCTTAGTCTTTGCACTAGCGTAAATCTCTCCTAAGTGGACATCCCTGGTAAGTACCTGAAGCCCTGTATGGATATCGCCTATTGTCGGTGCGACAACCATCCAGTATTCAAGCCACCGGCTACCAAGCCAGCGGGGTACCTGCCATCTCTGTTGGATAAGAAAGCGCTGTTGGGCCTTGGTTAAGGGCCTTTGTGCAACTTTGCGCTTCTTACGCCGCGATTCTAACACGCGGCGGCGAGCCTCAGCTATGCGTCGATCACTACTGTTCAGTTTTATCTGCTCAGTATAGTCTAGCACGGCTTCAGCCGATTGGGCAACCCAATCTCGGGTCTTCCCATACTCCAATAGAGTTGTGCCTAACTCAGCTTGCGCTGAGTCAGACCCCCTCTTACGATCAGCTGATTGTAGCCTACCAACCAAGCGTGAATACGCTTGATTGTTCAGCGCAGTCCAGGCTGACCGCCCATCTGGCCCCAATAGCTCCCCTGCAACAACCTGAGATAAAAACAGGTTATAGAGGCGAGTTTGTGAAGCACTAGGGTGGTTTGGCCCGTCGTGAGACGCCCAGTATATTTGCCTATTATACTTTGTAGGCAATCGGAACCTCGGCCGCACTTTTTGCCACGAATTCACGTGGTCAACAAATGTTTTAGAAGTCCCGTCCCCAATAAGTCGGGGTGGCTGGTCGATCCGAATCGGACTGATCATAGAAGATCCTCTGAGGTTGAATTAAGTTTCAACCCCGAATCTCCTCCCCCTTTACGGGGGAGG